AATTATTCATTTCTAATGCTTTGTCAAACCACTCTTTAAAACATCCTTTATCAGGAAAGGCAATAATTTTTCTCAACTTTATTGGTGATAAATATTCTATTTTAAAACCGTTTTTTGATCCAGTTGCAAGCCAAAGAAATTCAGGAACAAACATCGACATTATAACTGCTGTTTTTTCACTTTCGACAATTGCAATTGTTTTTGTTTTATCTTCTTTTGTCAGATGCAATCCAAATAAACATTGCTTAAGGTTATACGGTTGTTTGTGTATCCAATTAATGTGTGCTTTTCCGTTTTCATCTTTTATACGCTTTCCTGTTTTTGGATTGTATTCCATAATTTTTCCGCTTCGAACCCGTTCTAATTGGTCGATTTGCCAAAAAATAGTATTGTTGTTTATATTGGAAAGCAGATAGTCAAAACGAGCAGTTTTAATTTGATGCTTTTCAAAAATTGTCTTTAAAAAAGTAATTAAATTACAATCGTTTTCATTTAAAAAATGTTTTTCCAATATAGATAAATGAATGTAATCTGTTTTTTTTTCTACGGCCAATTCTTTAGGTATAAAAATAACATCGTTAGTTTCTGGTTTTTTATGATAACCACATTTTTCTTCACGGTCACAGCGCATTGCTCCACTTACTGTATTCCCGCTTTCAGTTTCAATATACTGAACCGCTGTTTTTTTTCCGCAACCATCACAAATAATTTTACCCCGCTTTGCAAGTGAGTATTTAAACTGTTTCATATTAATTAAGGTAAATTGTAAATAAAAAAGAATCCCTTAAAAATAAAGATTCAAGTTTTTGAAGTAAATCAACATTTATAATTCCATTAATAAAAGAATCACAAGTCTTGTCGTAATTCTTTTGTAATAAATTAAGTTTCATAATTTTTCTATTAAAAATATTTCACTTACTTTCCATTTATGCCATTTAAGACGAGAATCAAGAGTCGCCCTAGTGATGCCTATTTCTTTTGAAACTGCATCTTTTGAAGTAAGATGTATTCGTTTTAATGCCTTTTGAGTAGCTTCGTACTTTGTCATACTGTATAATTTTATACGTTAAATTTGCTGAAAAAACCCGCATCTTTTACGGGTTCATCAAATATACTAAATGTTTTTGAATTTCTGCTTGGAATTGTTCTAAATTACGAAAAATAAAATACACACCTCCTAATGCTTCAATCCTACTTTGAATTTCTTTTTGCGCTGGACTTTGTACGCCTATTTCCGTTTTGCATTCTGGACAAATAACACGCCCATTTACACCGTGAATAATTAAATCACTTATTCCGTTTACCATTCCCATCTTATGAAGTAAATCTAAAACCCTTGATAGTATTTTAGGCGGTAACGGAATTGGCACACCGTTTGGAACGGAATGAATAATTAAACGTGGATTATGGTGTTTTAAACAATACGTATTGTTGAACCAAGTATAACATTCTTGTTGTATTTTACTTTCTGGAGTTTCTTTCATTGTAATATTTTTCTAATTGAGATTTAATTTTATTTACTAAATACGCTTTTGTTCGCATTACTCCACTTTCGAGTTCTGAACCTTGAATAATTCCGTATGGACTTTTTATAATATTTCGAATTGACATTTCAAATTTACCATTGTGCACCGTGTTTATAAAATTACCCTCGGTTACATTGTGATAATAAAACAAATCCAGTATTTGATTTTGAAGCACAACCCAGGCAAAATTTTTATCACGCCCCAACCGATTGCAATATTGAACTATTTTATTACCATCGGGTAACGGTACTCTATCAACTAATTTTGCAACTTCTCCAGAAATAACTATCACTTTCCCAACGTCAGGAAGTTGGTGACCGCATTCAGGGCATTCGAGTAAATTCTTTGCGTGGATAAATCCGCATTCGCTACATTGTTTTACATTTTCTAATGCTTCTTTTTTTGGCTTAGGCTTTTGATCCGTTCCGTAAAAAATAGGCTTCCAATCAATTTCATCGCTCCACTTTCCGAAAGCTTCAACATTTCCACCTCCGTCAATTAACGTGAAATATGGTTTATAAATTGAATCACAAGGACGGCCACCACGTCCAACCATTTGTAAATATAATGAACGACTTAGTGTTGCTCGGTTCAAAATAACGCACTCTACACTTGGTTCATCAAATCCAGTTGTAAAAATTGAAACATTGCATAAAATTGCATCGGGCGTATTTTTAAACCATTCCAGTACTTTTTTACGGTTTTCCGAATCGTTCACGCTATCAAAAATTTTCACGTTTTTAAATCCTTCACTTTGGAACATTTCATAAACCATTAGATTTATTTTTGCACTTGAATTGAAAATAATAGTTTTTTTACCGAACGCAATTTCTTTGTAATTTTTCACAACATCGAAAATACCTTTTTCAATTTGTTCGTCTTGGTTATCAAAATCCCCTGTTTTAGCGTCTATTTTTAAAGAATTCCTATCGAGTGATCCGGTTGTATAAACTAATTCACGAACTAATTTTCCATCGTTTATAAGGTCAGAAATATCACGACCGATTATTATATCTTCATAAATTTCGCTCAATGTGTACGGACGTGTATATTCGAAAGTTTCGATGTTGCAGCAATTTTCCACGCCTTCAAAAATACGCCCGCATCTTGCGCACTTGGTAAAATTTACCTTCTTCAAGACACAAGGTGTTGCTGTAACTCCTAATATTTTAGCGTTTGGATAATACTCGAAAATTTCACTATGCATCAATAAATGTGCTTCATCTACAATTATTAAACCAACATCTTTACAAAAATTATCGTCAACCTTTAAACGCTTCCTTAGCGTTTGAATCATTGCAACGTAAGTTTGTGAAAGGTGGTTAAGTTTCTTTTTAGAAGCTACAACTGTTTCAACAGTCACCCCGATAGTTCTTAAGGTTGAAGATGTTTGATTTATTAATTCTTCACGGTGCGCTACTATCAAAACTTTTTTGCCTGTTTTTTTTATGAATTGTTTCGACAAAAAAGAAAATACAGCCGTTTTTCCTCCTCCGGTTGCCAAACAAAACAATACCCGATTTTGAGTTTCTAAATGCTGTAATATTTCCGCTATGCTTTTTTCTTGGTGTTGGTATGGTTTCATAATACAAAAAATCCTATCAGTTTGGAAGTGGAGTTCCGCCCTGATAGGATAGTCAATAATGTTTTTCAGTGTATTAATGCTCCACCAATAATACAATCACAAATATACAATTTTATTTAATACCGTAGTAAAAATAATCGAGTTTTTTCTTTATTTCTTGTGCTTTTACTTTGTCGGTTTGCATTAGATTTCGATACTCTTTTTCGAGTAGTGCTATGTTGGGGGTTGGGTGTTTCATACGATATTTAATTTACTTTCAAATTCTGTGAGCAGGTTATCAAGTAACACTTGGCTTTCTTTTTCCATTATTTTAGAAAAACGAGACATAAATTGTTCTGATATAATTGAATTGTTGCTGCCAAATAGTTTTCTATATCGAACCTCTTCCAATATTTCTTCATCTGAAAAATCAGAAATATCTTTGTCTTCTAAGTCGTCTTCGCTTATCAAATCAAAATTTGTTTCAGCGTAATTTTCTAAATTATCTTGGTCTAAATCTGATAGAATATCGTCTTCGAATGATAAAAATTGTCTATCATAATTTCTTTTATTAATCCAGAAATCTTTTCTGTCTTCAGAAACAACTAACGGAACTATGTTTTTCATTTCTTTTATAGATCCATCATCGTATATTACTTTTACTATTTTCATATTTATTTTGGTTTAATTATTTGTAATTTTTTATAGTCCAGTCCATTTTTAATTATACACAAATCCCTAGCTTTTGCGGCATCGATTTGCTCAACAAAATACCCACAATCGAACTTTCCTATTTTTTAGATACCCATCGTTGTTTTTGACGATTAAACGATACTCCCACAAATTTTTTCATATACTTTCTTTCAATGCTTTATTATAAGCGTTATGCGCATCCTCTTCTGAATTAAAAAGACCTAAATAAATTGTTATGTTTTTAAAACTTATTCTTGACCTCCATTTACACCTGTTTTTAATGTAATCAACTCCTACGTGTTTACTGCTTGACTCTAAATGCTTTTGATTTGCATTTTCTCTTGTTGTAACAATTTCTAAATTACTTAGCCTGTTGTCTGCTTTATTAAAATTTATGTGATTAACTACTAATTTATGTCCACATGGAGTATGATTTAAAAACACTTCAGCAACCAATTGATGTACCATTCTTGTTTTTGATTGTCCATTTTTCAATAGATAACATTTTATATATCCATCTCTATGTAATCTTGGTTTTAATAACCTGCCTTTTCTTTTTCTAAAATAATTAACACCACTTACGAATTCAATTCTATCTAAGCTTTTTACATTTCCTAAATTACTAACTTCATAAACGCCGTCATAATTCTTAACAGGTTTCCAAATTTCATTTCTCTTAATTCTTTCTTGCCTATAGCCTTCTTTCCATTCTAAATATGTCATAATGTTAAAATTAAAAACCCGATTAAAAAGAGGTGCGACGCTCTGAATAATCGGGAATTGTAAATAATTTTTGTCAGCGGTCGCACTCGCTTTTTCAAAGATACAAAATTATTATTATAAATACATTAAAATGTAATTTTTCATTCTATAAAAGTATAAAAGTAAACATCCTTGTTTTTTCCGATAAACTCAAATACACATCCGTAAACTGGAAGATGCACAATAATTTCAATCTTATTGTTTAAAATATCCGTTGTTATTTTGTTGAATAACACTTGGTGTATCTGTTTTGAGATCTCGAAATGTTCATCGAACCTGTCTTTGTTGGTAATGAAGATTTTCATAGTTTCGGAATCAAAATTTCTTTTCCGCATATCACGAAAATTGTATAGTGTTTTTTCATAACTCCTCAATTTTAATAGTTAATTTTTTGCCATCCTCGAATGCTAAAAGCTCCAGTGTACATAATTGTATGTTACGGGTTCCGTTAACCCAACCCAACAGCTTAGTCAATGGAATTTCGTGTTTATCTGCGTATTTCTTGTTTGAAAGACCTGACAACTTAATCAGGTCTTTTAGGATTTGTTGGTGTTGGGTCATTAGATAGCAATTATTTTAGTTCTTGTGTTGGCTCCCATAATGTTTTTGATCTCAAACTTATAACCTAATGCGGTTAGTGCTTCCTTAACTTGTTTTGTTTTGTTTGTAAAACCGTATCCGTTAAAGTAGTGAGTATTTACCTTTCCTGTTTTTTCGAATTGTGCGATTAAATTTTTCATTTTGATATTTATTAAAGTTTGCCGTGTAAATCACTTCCTTAACTCTTGTACAAATCTACAACTTAAATCTATATATTATACAATTTGTATAAACTTTAACATTTACTTAACAGTTATCAATCCTAAATCAATAAATTCTTTTCTCGAATATAGTGGTACAGAAAAGTTCATTGAGCTTTCGTAAGTTAGAAATTCTATTTTACCTAAATAAAACAAATGGTCGATTATAATTTCTATCTGGTACTGATCGAACCATTTTTTGTACCCAACCTGTTTAACGGGCTTAATGTTTAATTTAAACACGTGTTTGTGTATATCTGGACGGCTTACTCCAGTGAGTAGTGATATTTCTGGAACTGATTTCAAAATAATGGCGGTTTAGGTTTTTCGATTGGTTGGTAGTGGGTTGTAAACTGATTGAAATAATCGTAGCTTTTAGTGTCAAAATATCTATCAATTATATCTTTTGTTTCAGAATCTACAGCCCAATAAAATCCATCTTCTTTCGGCAAATCATCTTCGCTTTCAATCTTAATCCATCCATTGTTGTTTTCGATTCCTTCTATAGATATTGGCATCATTAAATCACCCCAATGGACAAATAAAACGTCAATTTGTTCGTAATAAAAACTAAACTTTTTTTGATAAAATGCGTTTTTATTAAACCATCCATTTTTGTTAATCCAAGGTTTCATTTCGTCATAATACTCACCGTATGCTTCCTGTATTTTTTCCTCTTTTGTCATAATTTCTCGTGTAGTTTTTTAATCAAATTACTGTTTTCTTGTGTTAATTTATCTATTTCCTTTTCCGCATCTGAGCCGCATTTAAAAGCAAAGACTAAGGCTATGATCGCGATAAAGAAACAGATTGTAATAAATAGTGCGTAGGGTAAAATGTAGTTTTCCATTATCTGTAAATTGGATTGGTTGAAAAATAAATAATAACGATCACGGCGGCAATTGCTGCCCAAAACATAAATTCTTTCATAACGTTGCTTTTTTTATAAGTTCTTTTGCTTTTACGCATAATTCAAATCCATAAACCGTTGCGTGTTCCGCGTCAAATTCATCTATCATTAATTGAAGCATTTCCAACATTTCTGGTGCCACCGAAATTAGTTTGGCGTTGACTTTTGCTTCATTTTCGATATTTCCATAAACATTGCATACCAACATTTTATTATCGCTATCTTTTGCAATAGCCTGTACATAAAAACCGCTTTGGTTTAAATAAGATTCTTCAAATAATCTCCATTTTTTATTCATATCTTCTCTAATTTATAATTAATTTTCAATTCATACCCTTCTTTTTTTGCCATTTCCGTGAGGGTTTTTAAAAGCTATTTAACAGACCAGCCTTTTATCGAGTTGAAGTACTTGACCTCTCCAGATGGGCTCGTCCATTCCCTGCCATTTAGATTGATGCCTATTACAACATCACTACCTACCATCAACGCATCTATTTTGTCATTACATTTTCCCTGTGCAAATTCGACGCTAATAAACTGTGGATACTGTTCGTCAGTTTTTACAACCACTTCTCTTTTTTCGTAACTTGGCGAAACCGTTATTGACTCCCCGATAAAATGCACTTTTCCTGATACTTCCATTATATTAAAATTTAATTGTTATACTTGATTTTCTTGGTGTTGTAGATACTTTCGGTACTTCATTGCCATAAGTATCTAATACGTTTTGTTTTTGTGCCAGTTTCAATAATTCTACACGTGCATCCAAGTCCGCTTTCAATACTTGATAAACTTCGTCTTCCGCATAATTCACGGTATTTCCACTATTTACTGGCGAAAACTCAACGCCTAAAACTACTACCTTTTCCGTGTCTATTATATGACTTCTGAACTTTGACATAGCGGCAGAAACAACTTGTTCTAAACGGGATAAATTAGCTCCTAATTGCATAATATCAACTTCTCCAGATTCCAAAACACTATCGATTAAATTTTCACCTGTTTTGATTGCGTCCTTTTTCGTGAAAGTGCTATCGTAAAGAGTGGTCATTTGTTCCGATCTCATTTCAAAAAATTGTAATTTACTCATACTATACTGTTTTTAATTCAATTAATTTTTCTTCCAAAGTCAATATTTGCGCAGGCGTAGCTGTCAATTTACATTCTTCAATAATATTCAAAACTTCTTCCAATCTTTCGGCTGACGCAGTTTCAAGTAGTTTTTTATGCTGTGCGTTATTCATTGCTGGAACCGGTTTTGTTTCAATAACTTCGACGTGTTGAATGTCTTGTGTAACCTCTGGCATTTCTTCTGGAACGTAAACAGCCATTTGAAACACATCAGGACAAAACCACTTTTGACCGTTTGACATCGCTCTTGCATAAAGCATATTTTTAGGGAATTTATCCAAGTTTTTTGTACCTTGTTTTTTAGCATCTTCAAGAGTAAATGTAGAATTACCTATTAATTCTTTGCCTTCAAAAAAATCAATTGAACAAGCTTTGTCGTCTAACTGACTTACTTTAAAATCATACTTTTCAGATCCTTTTACGCTTGATGCAATTACTCCGGCTCCAAATGTTGGTTTACCCATAATTACATTAATTCCCGACATTGCGGCAAAAGGCGCAAGTCCAATTTCCTGACCCGCTTGTATTTTTACAAATGCTTGCGCAACACTTTTTGCATCGGTAAACATTCCGCTCTCTACAAACATTTTTGACATATCCATTATGTCATTTACCGGCATTATTTGAATCTCGTTTTTCATAATCTTTTTAATTTATTAATTACTAATGTGTTCCTATCGTCCAAAGGAGGTTGTTCCAAAGCCTCAATGCATTCGGCAATTCCTATTTCCAAGTCCTGAATTTTCATTCTTAACTTGAAATTTTCCTGTTTTTGTTCTTCGAGTTCATCTAATTGAACATCGATGTTTGCGGGGTTATATTCATTAAAAGTCCCTTCTATGTAGTCGTCTGGATTCATAATTTCTAATTATTAAGTGATACAATTCTAAAAGCCTCAACCATTCTATTGTGGTCGTGAAGATAAATGTTGTTGATTTTCTTCATCCAGTCATAAAATCTTTGTGTTTCTGTTTTCATAATTTCTCGAATACTATTGTTACTGATTGACCGTTTTCTTTTGCTTTTTGTTGCAAAGCTTGGATTTCTTTTTGGTAGCTTGGTTGTGGTTTGAATCTAACTTTAAAATCATAAGCAAAATCACTCCACACACCTAACTTACTTAAAAACTCCATTTCCTCACTTCTCCAAATCTTCTCAACATCAACTCCACACGCTTCCAAGAATATATCGGCGTTGAATGTTTCGTGGATTTCGTAATCTTTTTCAATCCACTCGTACTTATTGATGTTGCTAATTTGTCCGTCAAAATTAAAATTATTCACTAAATAATGACAGTCTTCAAATCTATTTATAGTTTTAATAGGCAAATTAATCCTATCCTTAATACTGTCAAATTGCTCTTGATTGCATTTCATAGCCAACGGCCTAATTTTTGTTTTCATAATTTCTGTGATTTTAATTGTTTTTCGTATTCCTTATTTACCGCAATCTCTGCAATTTCCTTGCAATGCGATCTACTCATAACATCGAACACTCTGGACTCGATCCCTATCGAGACCATTGATTTTTTAAGCTCAGGCTTAATTTTTACTCTTCCCATAATTCCTAACTGTTTTTTAAATTGTATAATAAGTGCTTTTTCTTCTATATGTAATAGACAATTGATTGTGGCCATAGTGTACGGGGCTTGAATATTTATTAGTATCCAATCCTAATCCTTGACAAAAAGCAAGAATCGATCTTAAATTATTTTCTTTTACCAACTGTAAAATGTAGTTTTTAGATTCTTTTGAAAGTGTGGCCATAATTTCTATCCGTTTAATTGTTTAGCAAATGTAAATATAAATATTGAATAATAATATATTAATAATTTATTTTTAATCTATTTATAATCATTTTAAATTACGATATTATTTTGCCTATAAGGCTAATATATCAAAACAATTACTATCTTTGTTGAAACTTTAAACGATAACGGGTCGCCGTTTGGCTCAATGGCGGATAATTCAAGATAAGTAGCAACAAAAATAGACTAATTTTTAAATTAAAAACAATATGAGCAAAGACAAAACAATCCCGCCATTGAGCCAAACGGCTGTTATGAGTAGTTCTTTATTTAGATTTTTTATTCGTAAAAATTATAAAGAATTAGAAATTGAAAACGAAGAAATAGACGCTATTGGAATTGCTTTTTCAGAATATTTGAAAAAGCAATTAACTGATGAACAATTAGAAAGAATAGTTCCTAAAAGTGAAATTGATGTAATTATGTATGCTGATAATTTATTATTGCAATCTGGATTTCATCCTGCTTTAGTTATTCATTTTATGAACTTCGTTAAATTTCACGCTGAAGCACACGAGGGGTAGAATTACTCATAACGTCCTGCCGCTTGGCGAGGTTGGGAAAAAGAAAAAACAAATAATTAAATTTAAAACCAAACAATGAAAGTACAAAACAGTAATTCAGTTAAACCCGATACCCAATCTTGCCAAGCGGCTGTTAGCGGTTCGGTTACGGTTCGTGATTTGCGAATTGGAAATTTTATGCACTTTCCTTTTACTGCTGAAAATGTTCAAATATTAGGTGTCAATGCACATAATTACGCTTCTAAAATAACACATACAATTTCATTTGAAAAAGATGAAAATTTATATTGTGAAAAATTGGAATTATTAAAACCAATTAAATTAAATGAAGAATGGCTGTTAAAATTAGGATTTGTAAAAGATGGAATTTGGTTTAACTATTCATTTGGCTTTTATTCTTTAGGAATAAGTAAAGACCCATCAGGATTTAATTTTTCTTATGACGATGGATTTATTCCAATTGAATACGTTCACGAATTGCAAAATCTTATTTTTTCTCTTTCAGGTTCTGATTTGCAGTTAGTTGTTTAACTGACCGCTAACTACTTGCTAACAGCTACAAAAGTATTACAATTATGAAAAACTATCCTAAAACAAAGGTTATTCGTATTATTTTTTGTATCTTTGGTTTATGATAGGAATTTACAAAATAACAAATCCAAAAGGTAAAATTTATATTGGGCAAAGCATAAATATTAAAAAAAGATTTAATCAGTATAAATGGTCTAAGGCTAAAAACCAACCAATACTGCATAGGTCTTTTTTAAAATATGGAGTTGAAAATCATAAATTCGAAATAATTTGTGAATGTAAAAAATCAGATTTATATGAGTTAGAGGCTTATTATCAAATTTTATTTTCTGCTAATAGTAAAACTGGTCTTAACTGTTTTGTAAATAGTGACAAAGAATATGATTATTTAAAATACAAAATAAGAAGAGATAAATACATGGTAGATGACTATATGAATTCATTTTGCATTAAAAATAAAGAAAACTTTGAAAAAACAAACGATTTAATAAATAATATTTTATTTTAAAAAATATGCAATTATACACAAAAGTTAAAGTGATTAGGATTTCTGAATCCCAATTAAAAACACTTCAAAAAATGAAGTCTTATAATGTTGATGTTGGTCAATTTATTCGTGATGCAATAAGCGAGAAAATTAAACGAGAGTATTCTAATTTAATCCAAAAACCTGAGAAAATTAAATTACCGTTTTGAGTTTAGGCAAATAAAACCAAAGAAACACCAAACATCCGGCAATTAAAAACAATCCAAGATATAACCAAGTGTTGTCTTTTCGGATTGTTTCTTTTTTCTTTTCAATTATAATAGTTTTAGTGATGTTTCGGTCTTTCCATTTAATAAATGTCTTGCTTTTATCATTCGAAACAATTGCATTTTCATAAACTTTGCCTTGGATTACCATTGGCTTAAGCGCATCAAATGGCGTGTAGGTAAAAGTATTACCTAAAACTATTTTCGAGCCTTCTTGGTACTCGTTTTTGATTTCAATATTTGAGTGTTTTTCGGTGTTGGTTTGCCGAGTACCTCCGCACCCATATACAGAAAATAACAAGAGTAAAAGTATAGCCAAGAATGCGCAAAATGTTAGGTTTTTCATAAAAAGTATATTTTGGCTTCGGATTTTCTTCTGGCAATTAGTCCGTTTAAAACTTTACCACCTCCAGTAATATAATGAGAAATCCACCACGCTTTCAATAATGGATTGTTTGAGTTTACCATTTCAAAAATAGTTTTCGATCCTCCGGTGTTATAAGTGAAACAAACCAAAGCATCAAACTCGTTTTGTTTTAATTTACGTGTAATTTTTCTTTCTACAATTAATTCAAACACCTCAAGATCTTTTGAAAGTAAATGCTGTGCTTGTATTTCGTTTAAAACAGTCGCTTTCGGAGTTGTTTTTCCTCTAAAAAAGTTTCCTTTCGAGTCCCTCATTGCGTGACCATAGCCTTCTGTCCAAATCCCAACAGGGTCTTTTTTTGGTTGCAATCCTATTTCTTTAAGATTCCCATCGTGAAGGGATTCAAAATGTTTTATAAGGTCAATTCCTATTTGTGAAGTTTTCATAAATTTTGCTTTTTGTATTTTTCGTAGTCTTTTCGCAAGGAGTCGTGGTCTTTCTTCAATGCTTCATAATTCTTTTCGAGTTCGTCATACTTTTGTTTTAGTTCCTTGTGTAGCTTTTCCCAGTTTTGAGAAACTTCGACCTCACGGGTGTAGGCCAAACTCATATCGTTAAACTGCTTTTGAATGTCTCGGTAATGGTCTTTTACACACGATACTTCGAATTGCATTTCTTCCATTCGGGTCTTGTACTGGACCAGAAAAGTGTTGTACATTTCTGAAATAGCCGTAACCACATCAACATCGTTTTTTTTGGCTTCCGATTCTGTTTTTCTTTTTCCTCCAAAGTACCATGCTAGTGGATAACCAAGGACTGCTCCCATAAATGCGATATATTCAACCATAATTTTAGTAGGTTTTTTGGTAATAAAATAGTCTAAGTAAGATGACTATCAAAATAATAATCATTTCTTTAATTGAAAAATGAAGCGGGTCTAAAAATAATTCCTTAAATAAGTTCCACACCGCCAGCCACAACAACACAAATTTAACAAAACTAAATTTATCATCAAGGAAAATATACAAAGAAATCAACATAAAAAAAATAGCCGTTCCAATATAGTAAAAGCCGTGAACTACGTCAGCAATCACGGCAAATACCAAAGCTAAATATAATATTAGCTTATTTTCTATCATCTGGACGGTCTGTTCCTAAAATGCTTTGCGGCGCACTTGGCTTGCTTTTTGAATCCTTTACCAAGGCAGTAACCAGAATCCAAGCCAATGAACCAAACAAAGTCCATCCTGTTTTGTCCGTAAAGTATCCAGCTGCATAAGCTTGTAATAGCGAATCAATCGCAAAAGGCAATCCGGTAAGCAGTCCTGCTAAAGTTGTTCTCCAGTCTTTCATAATATTAAGGTTTAAAATTTATCGCTTTTCCTTCATATAAAAAGAAGGATATTTTGTTGAATAATAGTTTTAGTGTTTTCATAGTTTAATATTAATGTGACACCCAAGCTGTTCCGTTATAAAATACTGGGCAAACGACCGACCCACCACCTGTTAATGTTCCAAGATATGTGGGTGCTGTTGCGTCTGTAACTGTTGCGTATGCTGTTGTAGTAGGAGTCGGTAGTGTTGCTACTGTGTAGACGCCCAACATCATAGTGCCTTCTTTAGTTACTTTAAAGGTGTCTGTTCCGTTATTTTTCCCTAGATAAAGAGAACCAGTAGAACCCGTTAAACCATTAGCTATAAAAGCATTCCCTGTCGAAACGTTAGTTGCGTTAAAAGCATTGCCTCCAAGGGAGTTGTAGCCTAGGTATGCGTTACCTGTTGAATTATTATTGACATAATTAGCTGCTCCTGTGGAATTGTTTTCAATTTTTGTTGCAATACCTGTCGAATTGTTGTTTATCAATAAAGCTGCTTCTGTGGCGGCACTATTATTCATTATTATTCCAGAAAAAGTACCGGCTTTTGTAAATGTCTTTTGCCCGGTTATCGTTTGATTTCCAGTCAATGTTACATTCCCTGAATTAGCCGCCTGCACAAAAGCCGCTGTAGCTATTTGTGTGGTATTTGTTCCTGCTGTTGCTGTTGGGGCTGTTGGAGTGCCTGTGAGTGTTGCTGAGCCTGTGTAGGATGTTGCGGAAATTGTAGAAGAGAATGTCGCTGCTCCTGCTGCTTCTAAAATAAAGACATCTTGTGTTAGCGCGCTGCTGTACAATCTATTTGAGCCATCGTTTGCTACATAATTATCCCACATATAGGAGTTATCTGATTTACTAATGATGGTTCCGGCAGTGCTTCTGAGTTTGCCGCTAATCCACATATCAGCAGATTGGACAGAAACATTCTGATTTTGGATATAATTTGCAGAACCTGAGGATAAGGCATAAGAATTACCATCCACGCTACCATCTGCTTTTAAAAATTGAGAGCTTGTTCCTCCCGATTTGACAAACGAATTAGCCGTTAAACCTCCAACACTCGAAAAAGCAAACCTTTTGTTCCAAGTACCACTTGCATAATTCCATAAATCAACTCCGTTTGATGCGTTTAATTGAAAAATATTACCAGCATCACCGGCATTATTAAATAGCCTAAAATTACTACCTGCAAGCACGGTATCGGAAGCCCCTTTTTTAGATACTATTTCTTGAGTTGAATATAAAGCTCCACCAAAAAAAGCACCCCCAGAACGCAGCAAATTTGCAGTTTTACTATTTCCCGCATCTGTCAAAGTTCCATCTATGTAGAAATTAGAAGTGGATGGAACTACTTTAGTCACATAGGTACTACCATTATACACCCAAGTCGATGCATCGTTTCCGATATATAGATTATCAATGTTTAGTTTTAGTGCATTATCATTCGTTACAGGGGGATTTTCATCATCAAATATAGTTGCGGTATTTGGCGACGTTGCGTTTACGTAAACGATTGTTGCGTAACTTTTAGGCAATGCTGCATTAACAGCGTCAACTGTTGGGTATTTCGTGCCTGTGCCGTCTATGGTTAGGCTGTTTTGTTTGTTGGCTAATTTTTCAGATTCACTATCTATTTCCTGCAAAGCCGATTGAGCATTTGTAGAAGAAATACCCCCAACAGGCGAAACACTTACATTTGTGGCGGGAACTGTTCCGGAAGCCACAGCCGTAGTTGTTGTTTTTTGTTTCCTCAAATCATCTACGTACCTCAATACGCTTTTCTTGGTGCCTACATCATAAGATGTTTTGTATTCGAAAGTTAGTTTATACAATAGTCTAATCTCCCCATCTCGCAACGTAGGGAAAAGCGTTTGCAATTGTTCCCAGTTGTGTGCCTGTGCGAGTGTTAAATTTGCAAAATCAGTTTCGGCACTTTTTATTTTTATCGTTTCTCCATAACGAGGGTCTTGCAAAGCGTAAACGTAATAGACGAAATAATTATTAGCCGTTACGGCTGTACGTGTGCCATTCACGGTCAAATATTCAGGCGTGTTTGTTCCGCTATTCCAAAGAAATGGAAAATCAGTGGCTGGTATTTTTTGCAACAACCCGCCGGAATCATTCGATATACAAATGAATTTTCCTGATGTTGCAGGAAGCAACCCTGCACCTAAATTTTGAGTGAATTTAACTGAACCGCTGGCTGCGTTTGTAACGGTGTAGTAAATGTTGTCATCCAATATAGTACCGCTCGACAAAGTTATTACGGCATTCGAACCATCCACGGCAGGTGTGCCGGATGATATTGCATTGCTTGAAATAGTTAGTCCGCTGGAATATTTCGCGCCATCGAGATGCTTCCAAGAATGATCCACCCACGACACATCATTTTTATGAAACTCCACGGCTTCAATTACTCGTCTATCCGCAACGCCTAAAGTAGCGTTCCAATAAAAACGGTAAACCGTGGCAATTGTAGCGAATTCAGTCCACGGTGTTTGTGTTGCTATTGGGTTTCCTGAACTATCGAAGTAAAAGTACCATATCCCTGTTGTGTTTGTAAAATTAAAAACGACTGGGGTCGATTTTTCGTACATAACCGCTATGCCGCTACCGTCCGTGAAGAATCTAACCGGATTGATTGCAGAAATTGCAGTACCGTTTTTTACTGTCGAGATTGTCAAAGTCAATGCCGAGTTATCAATGGTGAAATCATTCTCGGTTAAAAATTGTTTTTGACAAATCCCGGTAAAAACGGTTTGTTTCAAATCCAATTCAGATTTAGTCGCAATGTTGGCAGCGGGTGTTTTCTTGTGCACACCGTCCGTTTCCTGTGTTACGAAATAGGTAGGTGTGTTGTTGGTTGCTCCTGCCGTGTTCTTGATTCCATAAGGAAAGTTAGTTGGATTCTGTGCCAACGCAAATAATGGTAGTAAAAATAAAATTAGTTTTTTCATAGGTAGTAATATATTCGAATTATTGATCCTGCTTCTATTGTTTGTTTGAACGTGACAGTATCGTCTGTTTGCGTGTATGTGTTTAAATCGGCTAAATGCGAAGGGTCTTCCAAGTGTTGCGGGTAATCATCTATGTAGGCTATATTAGCTGTTGCTCCTGCTAATGGCAAAATATAGTCTTGTCCTAACGCATCATATCTTTGATTCGAAATTACCGTAACCGTTCCGTAACGAGCGTCTGCTTTTCCTCTTATATAATCCCAAATAGACGACATCCTTGTTTTTTTGCTCGTTCCTTGTGGACTTTCCGAAGTGTCCGATATATCTACAACATACCCCCAATCATTATCTTCTAATGATGTTAATTCAGGAAGTTGTGTTAATTTTCTGTTAGCCATTTTGTAAAATTAAATTGTCGTTATTTTCCAACATAAAAAAGTCTGAATTTTGCAGTAATAAATAATGCTCGATTACGGTATCTTCTTCAATAAATCCAACATCTTCCAAATCCACAACAAAGACCGCTTCTTCTTTTTCTTTGCCCGTGAAATTTATTTTAAATCCGTTTAAACTACTTTTTGATGTTCCTGTTTCGTATGCAATTGTTCCGGATTCCATCCCGTTGCGTAATCCAAATATTTTATAAATTCCATTGTTGTCTAAATACAATATTCTGAAATCTATATTTTGTAAAAGTTCAATTTCTTTCGGGTCTGCTCCTTGAAAAGTTACGGAAATACTTTGGTTAAAAAACTTGCCACCGTCATTCTGTTCCATCGATTCCGAAGCGTTTGAAGCTTCAACACTATGAAACGAATAAATAAAAGTATCTGGAAAAGATACTAATATATTACCATCCGTTAAAATCTGACTACGTGAATATTTCACATATTTACATAACCAAACTTTACGTAATCCACCAACGCTATCTTTACACTTTCTATTATATCCGTTTATAATTTCCATCCAAAAGAAACTTTTACTTTTTGCGCATCGACTTCGTCTTGACATTGTTGGTATTCTGTTAATGGGTTTTTACAAATCCATTTGTTAAAACGTCCAATGTACATTTGTGCTAAATTGTGATATTTACCTGCCAAATACTGGCATTCTTCTTTAGACACGACTTCTATTTTATCCCCTGTGTGCTTAACTACACCTCCATTATCTACCGTATAAGATGCAATCTCAATGTATTGAGCCACAGCTTCATTTTTAGTAATTGGCTTTATAAAATCGGTGTATAATTCAAGATACAAGTCGGATAATGTATTAGCTTCTTTATCTGTTTTGATTTTATCATACAACATCGAACCCAATAATGGCTCAATAACAGATATTTGAGCATCTGCAATACAGAAAATATACTTGTCCGTGTCCGTATTTCCACTTAAAATAGTGGAACGGGTCATTTCTTCGGGTGTTATAAAGAGTAATTCCATATAATATTAAATGTCGTGCGGTGCTACGCCCGCTATTCCTGATGCTCTACTTTCTTTCGGTTCGTTTTTAGGATTATTAACGTCAATTTTTACGCCTTTTTTACGATAGGTTAATTTTTCCCAGTAATGTTTACAAGTTCCACCCGTGAAATTAGCACTCAATAATCCACCTCCTTTATATTTCCATATAGAATAAGGTTCGTTTGGCGTTGGATGCATTCCAAATCCGGGGTTTACATTGTTTTCTCCCATTAAATCTATGTCTTCACGCCTGTAAATCTTGTTTCTGCGCATCATTTCCTTGCAAAACGGACGCTCTGGACTTGCATTTCCTGCGTATCTATATCGATAAATATAAAATTCGGTATCCCATTTAGATTTTGCGTTTGGTATTGCTGTTCCGCTGCTTACTCCAGCTAATGCAAATTCTAATCTGTCCTCTTCTTCGTAATTAACGGGCTTAACTTCGATTAATTCATAGTTTTCTAAATCTTCATCTTCCCCATACAGATCTAAATCAATCTTTTTTTTTTGCTCCGATAACTGAACCGTTTTAGGTTCCGTAAGCGATGCAAAATATAAATCCAACATAATGCCATAGAAATTAATAACCTCCTCGAATGCTTCTAATATAGGTGTTTGTTTAGGCTGAATAACTCTTTTCATTAATTGCGCCTCGGCTTCGTCAAGTTCGTTTGCGTTGTTTCCAAATCCACCATCACTCATAATACCGAATAACTTTGGAGACACAACTTTGTGACCCGTCATTATTTGCTGACGGCTCTCTCCTGTTAAATATTCCCATTGCTTATGCTGCGCATCATTAACAGGAAAAGGAATGATTGTTATTTCAGCATCCCTACCGTTAAACGATAAAACAAAACTCATTGCATTAGGCGAACCTGTCAATTTAGCTTTTATTTTCCTTTCAAACTCGTCTTTTTCCTCGGTAGTCATTGTCCCACCGTCAGGAACATTGATTATATAACCCGCACTTAATCCTTTTTTAATAGAATTAATGTAGAAGTTTGCGAGTTCTTCTTCCATTTCAGCATAAGGCAAAGCCGAAAGATAATCAGGATCACTAAAATAGTTTTTCCCTGCTTTATATGGCTTTATACAATAAATTTCGATATCCTCCTTTGAAGTTCCAAAGGCCGGATAAGGAACTGGCGGGTATTTTTGCGTGTTAGTCCAGTCTTTAGAGTGCCAGTAAGTTTCAATAACTCCTTCTTCATTTTCTAATGATGGAACAATTTGTTGTTTAGGTATGTGGTAAATTGCGCCAAGTTTCTTTTTGTCTTTTGCTTTTATTACTTGAAAAGAAGCTTCCCCGAATAATTCAAAATCTGAAACTATTTTACGAACCTCTTTAGGTCTTAAAATTGAAACAAAATTTATCCAAGCACTTGTATTATTATTGCGTGATCGCAAACCATTGCCATAAATAAGATTTGCGTAACTGTCAATAATCGCAGCATTGGTTGGCGAGCCATTAAAGCGATCTATTACGTATTGATAGAACGAATTATTTTTACCGTTTAATACCCAGTTCTTAGATTTGTTTTCTTCTAATTTTGGACGTACATAATTGCTTAATTGTAGTAATCTTACATCGTTACTCATAATAGTAATGGTCTTTTGTTGCTTTGAATTCTTGTGTATCTTGTGATGTTACAAATATTTTATCTCTGTAAATTACGTCCGTGCCTTGTGATATTTTTAATTGAAACTTTTGATTTTCGGTACATTCCAAATCGAAATTAACTATTGATAACCCATTTGCATAAACATTCATATTAACAACGGGTTCTGAATAAGTCTGTAAAGTTTCATCATACAATTGTACAGTTAAATCTCCGCTTGGAATAAACCTGGGTATAAAGTTAATTGTATGGACTATATTTGTTGGTAATAAAACTATCATACTATTAAACAAAAAAAACCGAATATTGTTATATCCGGTTTAATTAACTAATCCAAAAAATATCTAAACCAAAGCCAAAAATGCCGAAATAGTTGCTGTGTCCAGTTTAGGCGACAAACTTCCTGTTGTTGATACGCCTGTTAGGGTATATCCATTCAATTCTGTTTTCGCTCCACCAGTAGACTGCACTACTGTAAAGTCAATGCCATCATCGATTCCGATAGCGTGATAAATTCCGTTTCTATCTTTCACCACTGCCATAGGAAAACCATAAGCAAGTAAGTTCATTTGAGCGGATGTTACTGCGTCAATTTTTTTCAAAACAAAAGTACTCGTTTGGGTGT